GACCCTAGTTTCGCGGTCGGCGTCGATTACCTCCGTTCAAGAGCCGGCGGGCAAGACACCACCGCCGCCCGGGACTATGCGGAGCAGCAGGCTATGGAGCGCGCCCGAGCCGCTGGTCATGATGTTGTTGCAACTCGCGGCGAATTTCCAAAAAAGCCCGACCCGGCAGATTATAAAGGGGAACGGACCCTAGGCGGATACGGCGTATACTCAACCCCCGAAATCGGCGCTGATGTTGTAGAACTTGGCCTAGGCGATGCGGCCACCACCGTAGGGCAGGGCGCCGTCGGCGGATACGGCCTACAACGAGGCGCAGAGCAACTCATCACCAAAGGCGCAAAAAGCGGCTGGGCAGCCCCCAGTGCCATAACGAAAGGCCTCCAGCGCATTGGCGGCGGCCGCGCTGCCGCTCTCGGCGCCGGAGCACTGGCCCTAAAAGCAATTTACGACGATCTGTACGAAGACAGGTCTGCTTATGAAGAGAATACAGGCCAATGGAAGGAAGACGTGAAGGAGTACAGAACTGGCGGCCTCGACATTGAAGGCGAACCCGTGCCAGCCCCCGGCTCAAACTCCCCCGCGGGCCCCCCCGGCCCAAAAACAGCCGGCCCCGTCTACAACCCGGAAACTGGCAATTATGGTCCTCCCCCGGGGACAACTCCCCCCGGTGGTATTATTGGACCCCGCGGCTTCGGTGCCGGCGAAGGCCAAATCCCTCTCGATGATTACTTTCCAGACGGCCGAAACGGCGATTATGTGTCGGCCTTAGGATTCGTGGAAGGAACATCTTCTTGGTTGAGAGAGGCGAACTCCGTGAAGATGGAGATGGCCCGCCGAAGGCTCGTAGGTCAGGGCAGCCCGGGCGACGTTGGCTATGTAGCCCCAGACTGGACCGCCCTTGGTGCTATTCGCAGACTTCAGGCCGAATATCGCACTATCCCGCAGTACACTAGGATGGATGCACTCATCGCGAGGAAGGCGCGCAAAGGCGCCCGCGACGAACAAAGAATTATGACGAGAAAAGCTCGTCAGCAGGCACGTCCAGAGTTAGCGAAACAGCGTCGTGAACTCCGGAGGATGCCAAGTCAAAAATTTGCTGGTGTCGCCGGCGGTGAATCCAACTACCCACGCTACCCACAAGCCCAATTACAAGAAGGAAACGATAACATGATCGATATTAACGAAGAAGAACTTGCAAGCATCATTGAAGAGTTGATCGTGGATATGGACCCTCAATCTGTTCGCGTCGGGTATACCGATGTCCCAGAATCCGAAAAAGACTATGCTGAAGAACTCGCACTCGCACGCAGGTCTTCCACAGAAGAGAAAGAAAAGCAAGAAGCCATTCAAGCTACTGTGGAAGATTTAAGTGAAAAGAATGATCGACTTACTAAGTATAGTGAAGAACTTTCCGCGGTTGCTAAGCAACTAAAGGAAAAACTTGAAGACGTAAGTCTTCAAAATTCAAAGCTCTTTTACATTAATCGCACCTTGAGTGACGCCTCGTTAAATGGGCGGCAAAAAGATAAAATTGCCGAGTCAATTCAAAGTGCAGTTTCTGTAGAGGAAGCGAAGGTAATCTATGAAACACTTCAAAGCGCAGTGCCCAATTCTCCAAGCGAGAGGCGGGGTAAAAATACATTGAGCGAAGCTATTAGCAGGCCCTCCGCAATCTTACCAAGAAGAAAATCAGGTGCTTCTGACCGAGAAATGGTCTTTAGAGACAGGATGAAAATCTTGGCCGGCATTAATAAAGATTAATGCTTATTTTTAATATTCTATAAAGGAGAAAAATTAAAATGTCAATTCTACAAAAATTAACTGAAGGAATTGTACAGCGCGATCTCCGTCAGGAAGGCCACTCCCTCGTCTCGAAGTGGGAAAAAACCGGCCTTCTTGAAGGTATCACCAACGAGCAGAAGAAGGGCTCTATGTCCCGTCTGCTTGAAAATCAGGCTAAGGAGCTTCTTCGTGAAGCTTCCTCGATGTCTGCTGGTGATGTCGAAGGCTTCGCTGCTGTAGCATTCCCAATTGTCCGCCGTGTATTCGGCGGCCTGATCGCTAACGATCTTGTTAGCGTTCAACCGATGAGTCTGCCCTCGGGCCTCATCTTCTTCCTCGACTTCCAATCTACCGTTGCAGGTGGTGGCGGAATGACCGCAGGCGAGTCACTGTATGGTGGCGGAGTTGTTGGTCAACAGTTGACTGGCGGCATCGATCTCGGTGGCGTTGGTGCTGAGTCTAGCTTCTATGCTCTTAATCAGGGCTATTCGGCTGCAACCGGTTCTAGTACGGCCCAGACCCTTACTCGAATCGCTACTGGTGTTGTGGGTGACGCAACGGCTGATGATGCTGTAACTGCTGCTACCCTTGGTGGCTCGACTGTTACCACGTCTGTCAACAAGTTGTGTCAATTCGATCCAGATCTTTCTGGTTCGGCTGTCGCGGTTTACACGGTTCAGGGTTCCGCCATGGGCGGAAACTTCGGCCAGTTCAACCGTAACAACCTCGTTACTGTTGACCTTACTACTAACGGAATCCCCGATGCGCTCGCTAATTCTAGCACTACTCACGTCCGCCGACTAAACAACCTTGTTGGTCGCGATGCTAGTAATGCAACTGCTAATGTCAACGCTCTTGGCCATGACGAGGCTGGTACTTCCCTGTTGGTTGTTCTTGCTGCGTCTGGTTCTTATGCGGGCATCAGTAATGCTGCTAGTGTTTTCGGAAACGACAACCTTCACACGTCTCTGACTGGTGCTGTGCTCAAGTACGCCATTGATGACAACTTCGGTGGCACGGCTGCTGCTCGCTCCGGCGATGCACTCGGTGCTGTTGTTGGTGCAGACTTGTGGGACCTCGAAAATGAGCCCACGATCCCTGAGATCGACATCAAGGTTGACTCTATCAGTGTCACCGCAGTGACCAAGAAGCTGAAAGCGAAGTGGACTCCGGAGTTAGGACAGGATCTTAACGCCTACCACAACCTTGACGCTGAGGTTGAGCTGACCTCGATTCTCTCTGAGCAGATTGCTCTTGAGATCGACCGTGAGATTCTTCAGGATCTCATTAAGGGCGGCTCCGCTGCAACGTACTACTGGGCTCGTTCGCCCGGCTTGTTCGTGCGCAGAGAGACTGGTGAGGAAATCGGTGCATCTTCGGCTGCTCCTGACTTCACTGGTACTGTGTCCGAATGGTATGAGACTCTGATCGAGACCATCAATGATGTGTCCGCACAGATTCATCGCAAGACCCTCCGGGGTGGTGCTAACTTCGTGGTGTGTTCGCCTGAAGTTGCCAACATCCTTGAGTTCACTGCTGGCTTCCGTGCCAGTGTGACGGCTGATGATGACCGTGGTACTATCGGCGCTGTGAAGACTGGCGCTCTTTCCAAGAAGTTCGACGTGTACGTCGATCCTTACTTCCCGCGTAACGTGATCCTCGTTGGTCGCAAGGGTGGTAGCTTCCTCGAAAGTGGCTATGTCTACGCTCCGTATGTGCCTCTTCAGGTCACGCCGACTATCTTCGGTGTCGAGGACTTCGTGCCCCGTAAGGGCGTGATGACTCGCTATGCTAAGAAGATGGTGCGTCCTGATATGTATGGTCTGGTTGTTGTCCGCGGTCTCCTTGGCGAGCCCGGCTCCACTGGTGCCTAGTTTGTAGAGTCTTAACTGACTAACCCAGCCCGCTCTCTTCGGAGAGCGGGTTTTTTATGCTTATAGGAAATCGGCGAACTATTTATTGTAGCCTACTAAGAGAGGGAACTAACAATGGCAAAAAGAAATCAATTTAATAGGGCTAATATACCCGTTTCAGCAGACAAAGACCTTACCATTAAAGGTTTTAATATCGGAACAGCCAAGGTAAAGCTTACCGGGTCGTTCAATATCACCGGTTCAGTTACACATACTGGCTCTCATTCTACTCACGGTTCGGGTTCAATGTTCAAGCTTAAGAGTCTTAACCCCGGCGCTACAATCGAGATGGGCATGCACGAACATGTCTTTAATTTTGATGACGGCACAGAGTCGGTTGAATCCACTAGTGGCTTTATTCCTGCTAACTGCATAGTCCACTGTATTTCTTTTTATTGCACTGCTTCTCTTGGGGCAAACTCCAATGCTTCTGATACTGGTGATGAGACAGGCATCGTTGCTGTTGGCCACCCAGATGCTGGTAATGGTGGATCCTACTTGTCCGCACTCGGTGGAGACGCCGGACTACGAGGCTCAGACTTTTATTTCTCCGCTTCTCACGTTACCGGGTCAGACGGCGGCGGGACTGGCATGGTAGCGCTTAATACTGGTGATACTTGGTTTGTTTATCCTAATGCGTCTGGTTCAAACTTTTATACTGGCTCGGTCGGTGTATTGCCATCCGGCTCAGGTGCGCTTACTGGATCGGAAATTACAGTTAAGGTTGAGCCTTCCACTGTTACTGGTTCTGTGGTTGGAGTGGTTTACTTTACCAAATTTGGCCCAGCTACTGACCTGACCTAGGTCAGGTTTGGCCCAGCTACTGACGCAAGTTAAATTTAAGCCACCTTATTGTTGCTTAAGACTTTGTAGCAAACTACCTATAGGTGAACCAACAAAGGTTCATCCTAAGTTACTGCGTGCTTTAAGGCACGGCCGCAATTATGCGGTGACACGATTATAAATGGAGGGTTTTTAACATGGGAAGTAAAAGAGTGGGCCTCGCGAGAGTAGAGGCATTGTTAGAGAATTTGAAGAGAGAG